CCGATGCCAACGCCAACGGCCTGAGGACCAAAGAAGATACCGACAGCTGCGTTGTAGTCAGCAGCGGTGCCTGCGATGGTTGCGCTCTGAGTCTGAGTAGGCATGTTGGTGCTCTCGAAGAAGCGCACGCCTTCAAAGACAAAGCCGGTGGGCATGATGGGCTCGCCAGCCACGAAGGTGGCTTGACCGAAGCCCTGACCCATGTACAGCGCAGCGTTGGGCTGCATGCCGGACATGAGGGGGTTGATTTGACCGTTGCCAGGATAACGAGCAACTTCGCGGAAGTCGCTGTTCTGACGCAGGTGCATCAGGAAGGTGGGATCGCAAACGCAGCGATAGAAACCATCCTGGAAGGTAGGAGTGTTCCGCTTACGCAGGCTCTTCACCACGCGCAGCAGGTCATCCTTAACGTCGAACTTGGCTTGCTCGGCGTTGGTATAGGTCAGGGAACCGGTTGCCAGATCACCAGGGAAGTAGTAACCGCCTTGGGTATCGGAAGCTTGGCCCTTAGAAACAGCCTTCAGGAGTTCATTGATGAACACCCGGTCGCGCCAACGACGGTAGTCGTCGAGCAGAGTCAGGCTGCCGATGGACTGGTGGAAGGTGGTGAGATTACCGGTGTCCAGCAGGAGACGCTGTGCGGTGATCAGAGTCTCACGAGCAATCTTGAAGGTGCTCGGTTGAGTCGGATCAGACGGGTCAGCAGGACCGGTGTATTCACGCAAGGTCACAAGGACCTTGTCCTTCACGATATTGCGGCTGTTAGCAGTACCGATGGTCTGCTCAGCAGTACGCTCGCGAGATTCTTTGGAGCCGGGGTTACCGAAGAAACGGTAACGATCAAGCTGCACAGTCTGGCCGGGTTGCTTCGAGAAGTCGTGAACAACCACAGGCTCCGCAGCCATCTCAACGATGTATGCGGGGTGAGGACGGTACAGTTCAGCACCAAGAATCTTCGGGAAATCATTATCGATGAACATCGATAATATCCGGAAGAAACTACAAAGGTAATCTTAAATCCTCAGGAGAGCTATAAACCCTAAGGTTGTCGCGTTCTTAGAGGTTTAGAGATTAGTGCCTGGGCTAAAAGTACGCACCATGTTACGTATACCTTCTCCAAGCACACCGTATACAGAACCGTAGTTAGGTACATAACGTAAGGATTTCCCTCGATAGCTGTTACGAACAGGTGATCCCATCTGACCAGGTACACCTGTGTATCTCGTCTCCGTAAATGATTGACAGTAGACGGGATAGTGATACACCCAAGCTGCCCGTGAACCGGAAGTATCGTTGGTGGGGTTAGTCAGAGTAGGTGCTTGGTTTGTGGGGTGAGAAACACCACCTCCCGTAATACCTCCTCCGTCAAGAGTGTTGTCGTTAGAGCCGGGTGTCTTAAACGGAGCGTAATTCTGATTATCCGGGACCTGCTCTCCGTACCAAGTGTGTGTTCCGAAGTTCCTCAACCCCGGCTGTGGACCAAAGGCAGATTGAACCGTGGAGTTCGCCGTGCTGTAAAGACCTTGTGCCCTAAAACCGACGTAACTATCTAAAAGTCCCGATGCGTGAGGCTGAGTGTTTTCGTAATTCGTCCAGTACCCAGAGACTGCTGGAGGTACTGCTCTCCACTCAGTAGTGAAGTAACCACTTGAATTTGGGGGTCCTACTGGGATCGTCCCAAAATCGGCTCCCTCATCATTCACTCCATACCAAGTTTGAGATATGCCGGAGGGAGTTACATAGCCACTAGAGATTGTTAAATACGTATCACGTAGATCTAGATCATCACCTGTTCTCTGGGGACCAGACTGAATAGGGTGATATAAATTTTTATCGTACTTCCAGTTAGTAAGCGGCGTATACACCATAGTGACACCTCAGCTATTTTAATTTTACCTGTTTTAGGATATTTAAGAGATACAAGGGTCTGATGATTCCACCTGTTGAGAAGACTCTTACCGTCTTTTTTGAAGACCCAGAATCATCTATAGCCTGCTTCTCCGGCTCAATAACCGAGAGTCTTGCTCACCCACGGGGTCTTAAAAAAGTTATACCGTACTTAATTAAGGCCTCTTTAGTCGGCTACCTACTCGCTACCTTCGTCAGTCCAGCGATAGAAGAACGATTCAGACTTACAAAAAACGAGGCCATTGCGACCTCGTTCATTCTCGGATATGCGGGTATTCGGATTCTTGCAACAGCGGAAAAACTCGCTGAGAAAGAGGTTGAACGCCGAATGAGTAGAAAAGATTAACTAATAGTCACGGATTCGTCGAAGCTCTGAGTCTGTTGATCAGCAGGTGCTTCGGCAGTAGAGCTCTCAGGAGCTTTTGCCTCCTCCTGCTTCGTCTCCGGTGCGCTCTTACGCTGGCGATCTCCGAGGGTACGCATAAGACTTAATCCTTTGAAATAACAATAGCAATAAAAAACCCTCCCGAAGGAGGGTCGATGAACATTCCGAAGGAATTCTATCAGGCAGGATCCATAAACAGGAGCTTGCTACGTAGAGCTTCAGGACCCATGTTGCTCAGGTAACGCCAGGCATTCTCGGGGCTGCGATTCATCACGTCGCTGAATTGCTCCCACTGCTGCTGGGGTTGGGCGCCAGCGTTAGTGCCTCCGGCATTAGCGGGAGGAGCAGGCATGTCGTAGTTGGGCTGGTAAGCCTGAGCCTGCTGCTGGAACTGAGCGTCACCATCGATATCCACGGGGACCACCTCGGTGAAGTAACGGTCGGTGTAGTTAGCCAGGTGATCAGGATCAGTCAGGATGGTCTGCATCGCGTCGTGGCGAGCAGCAAGAGTATCCAGTTTCTGAGCCTGATCAATGAGGAGATCCTCGAGACCACAGGCGTACTGATTCAGGATCGCAGGGGCCTCGATCCCGAAGTGATTAACGACCTCGGCGGTTACGGGGCTTACGCTCGTTGGCTGGGCCGTAGAAATCTGCGAGGAAGCTTGGGTCTGTGAGGCGCTGGTAGGCAAGGTCTGCGCTACCTGCGGTGCCTGGTAAGCCCAAGGTTGGACCTGTGAATTCTGACTGCTCAGTTGAGTAGCCTGTTGCTGAGTTGCCTGGTAAGGCGACTGTTGAACCTGGCTGGGGGACTGAGAATTGACCTGAGTCAGCACCCGCTCCAGCGTACCCATCGCTGCTTCCCAGGGATTGCTGGGGGAAGACTGCGACGTTAACTGGTTGAACTGGTTGCTGATAGAAGGGTCCGTAGCCGGTGCCACCTGCGACGGCGGTTGGGCTGTAGGAACCGAAGCTACCGTTGGGGTAGCCGATTGGGCCACCCACTGTGGGTAGGCGGTTGAGCCCTGGTCCGAAGTTACCGCCGGGGCTGCCGCCGGGGAGACCGGGCTCGGGGTCGAAGCTTGGATCTGCTGGCTCATAGCTACCCGAGTAAGTTAGTTCTTCCGCGAGGTGGTCGAATGTCCTATAAAGGAGCGGAGTGATATTCAGTCTAGGATCAGCCGCAAGAGGCTGATTAGGCGCAAGAGGATGCGGAGACTGCAACATCTGGCTTAATAATACCAGAAACTGTTGCATCGCTGATTGTGTTTGTTGGACCATTCGGAAGGGGAAACCCTTCAACATTTCGGCCCGCTCAGAATCAGTCTTTTCGGGGAAAAGAAACTTAAGTGCCTCGATACTGTCGACACCAAGTTCTTGTAAGTTACGAACAACAATAGACTTTTGGTTGATGTCGTAAGCAGTGTCCTCGTAGACATCCCCTTGGAACCGGTAAGAAACATCGCGATCCCCATCCTCGGGCATACCAATAACACCCGGAGGAACCTTGTTCTCCTCCAACGCCACCTGCATTGACTGGGTGACTTTGTTCTTGAATTTAAGGAGAGAATTTTGATACTTCTCCAGATTTTCTTCCGTTTCTTCTTTAGGCGGCTTGGGCTCTTTCAAGCCCGCAGCTGCAATAAAGGACTCACGGAAGATGACCTCCTGGTGGTAGATCATCATCTCCAACAAACGGCAAAAACCGTAAGTCAGGAAACTCTTGTTCTTACGAAGAGCTGTGGCTTGGGCGCGACCCATCAAGCCCTTGATCTCAGTAGCAGTTGCGCCAGCTGAAATCGAGATTTCGTCGACGCCGCCCAGTGCGGTACGAATCTCCTCCCTAAGAAGGAGGGTGTACCGGTTCATATCCCCGTTAACAGGGTCCGGGGTCATATAACCCACACGGTCTGAGGGCTCGACGTTCGCAATAATGCGAGGGACCCGGAGACCTCCTCCCATACTTGAGCTGAAAGGCTCACTTACGCGAGTAGAAGGTGCGTCAACACCGGCAAAACCGCTCTGACTGCTGATAGTCGGTCGGAAAGTGCTCTGAGTGTCGCTGGCTTCCACCAGATCACTCCGTGGACGCGAACTAATCAGCGTCGGGTTGCCAAAGAACTCAATATTCTTCGCAATATTGCGAGTTAAGTCGTCATGGAGCACAATTTGCTCCATAAACGGGTCAAATTCACCCTCTCCCTCGGTTCCGCTGGCGTTTGGCTTGTTAAGAACCTCTACAGCAGGGATAAATCCGAGAGTATTCGGTCTTTTCTTCGTAGGAGTAAGAACTGATCCAGGTTCAAGATCAAAACTGAGCTCAGTATCAGTCTCAATCTCGCTAATTTCG